ATGTGAAGCTGGCGCCCACGTACTGCAGCGCCACGCTCACGTTGTAAATGTCGCCGCTCAGGTGCGTCTCGTCGGGTGGCCCGGTGTACCGCCACCGGCCAAACTCAGGGAGGATGCCGCCTTCGGGATGCCCCTGCCAGATGATCGCCGGCAGGGTGAAGCTGACATGGCTGCCGTCCTGGCCGCGGTAGTGGTCGCGGATCAGGGCCAGCTCAGCGCCGCTGATGAGCTCAAAGGTCAGCGTGGCGTCATGGCCGATCGGATCATCACCGCCATGGAGGAAACGGACACCACCACCCCCAAAGCCATCGGCCCGGGACATGGTGAAGTCCCCCAGGTCATAAGTGCGGGTGCTGGGTTCGAGGGTGGGGAAGATGGCCACGTCAGGGCGCCGGCACAGCGATCTCGATCACGCTCGGCGCCACGGTGAACGTCTGCGCCGAGGTGACAATGTTGGCCCCGAAGTCATTGCAGAACACCAGCTCATCGGCGCTGCTGGCGCCGCCTCGGGACTTGTACACGATGCCACGGCGACCGGTCAGCGTTGAGGTGGGCAGAGCAATGCCGCCGAAGGTGTAGACGATCCGGTTGGTCGTGGCGTTCTTCGTCAGCGTGACGGTACAGGTGGGGCCCCCTGCCGTGTATCCGGTGCCGCTGATCTCGTTGGTGATGTCCGACCGCCTGGTGTGCGTGTCTTGGTTCGGTGTGTAGCTGCTCGACACCAACATCATTCTGTAGGTGTCAGTGTCGGTATCGATCTGGCCCTTGGCCTGATCCTCGAAGAACGACAGGTAGATAAAGGAGGCCATAGAGCGAGAGCGATAGGGTCAGTCTGTGTACCTACGCCGAGGTGGCGTAGAACTCGGTGACGCAAACGTAATCAGAGATAAAATTAGTGCCTCTGCGGATTCTTATGTATCTTGCGTTGAACGAAACCGAGAACGTCTGGATCCCTGTTGTGAATGTGCCAACAGTGGCGACAGATGTCCACGTTGATGCGTCCATAGAGTGTTCAATGACCGCGCCTTCGGTGTAGATAGTGCCCCAGCCCCCGGCCAATGTGTTGCTAAAGTCTGTCCCCACGTAGATGGTAGCAACAGGAAAAACGTCGCCCAGATCCATCTGGACCCAAGCAGGGGCGGTGATGTTGGTTCCAGTTTGCGTGGTCTCTGCAAAAACTCCGTTGGTCATGCCGGCATTTGTTGCAGCCGCGTTGCCAGGGAACACACTGCTCTGAGTGTATGTAATGGCAGAAACATCAATGCTGCTAGCCGATTCTGCGGTTGCATCCCCAGCCTGAAGCGTCACATCAGCATCCAGCAGCGCGCCTAGCGCATAGGCTTCATCCACCGCCGCCGCCAACCCTGATTCAATGTAGGCGAATGCACTAATCAGTGCCCCACGATCTGGGCTGCCCGCTTGTAGTAATGACTGCACTGTGATTCGCGCGCCTGCCACAATCGTGTTCTCCGGCGGCACTGTCTCCAGCTCCACCACTAGGTCATGCCGGTTCGTCGGCGTGGCCCCAGCGATGGGCACGTCTACCACCCGTGGCCGACTGGCGTAGCGCCACTGATGTTCTGCTGGCGTGAAGTCGGCCGGCGTCTCAACACCGCTGAGGATCTCGTCAGGGATGGCAAATGGCAGGAACCCACCCCGGCGACCGTTGTAGTGGTTCCGCACTGCCAGCAGATCCTCCGACGTGACTGCCACAAATGTCAGACGCAGCCGCACGCCGAGCACGGTATTGGAGTGTCGCACTCGAATCTCCGAACCGCTCAGCAACGGATGCGCCGTGTTCGGATACTCGCCAGCCGAATAGGTGCGGGTGGATGGGATGAGCGCGGGGAATGTCGTCATGGTGTTGGCTCAATATCGACCGACAAGTTTTCAATAACAGGTCCTCCAGCACCGACAAAGTATCTTGATCCGTCGTACACAAATATAAGAGTGGCCCCGTCCGGTCCGATCCCAAAGTAAGGGGGACGACCAACACTCACGTATCTTCCGTCTTCTGTTGGCGTGCCGGGGCCCCTGTCGTAACTGAAAATGTATCTGCGCTCCAACACATCAGGCTGAACGAAACTCTGGCGGCCAAACAGCCTACCATCTTCACACTCAACCTCCGATGTGTAAGTGTCGCCGGTGTCTTCGTCGGTGATGATCGGCACGGCATCACGAATTGGGCCAAGCCAAGTCGGCCGTGATGCCCCAGATTCGTAGGTGACGACCGGGCTGCCACCACCACCTGGGTAGGTGTGCGTGCTGAGGAGCTGGCCGTTCTTGTACCACTTGACGGTTTTCGGATCGCCGCCGCAAGGGCCGGCGCCGGGGTTGAGTCCCACCCCAGTCCGTGGCACCTCACCGGGGGGCGTCGTTTCATGCGGCGGCGCATCATCCTGATCATCCAGCGGCTCGCTCGGGTTGCCTTCGCCGCCACCATCGCCACCACCACCATCGTCAAAGCCTCCAGTGCCGAAGTCCGTATCAGGCAGCGTCACATCGAACGCATCATCACCAGGCAGATCCCATTCGCTCGGGTCCAGGCTGTCGTCTGCCGGCACCGTCTCGTCCGTGCTGCTGTTCACATCACAGCTGGTGCCGCTCTTCCCGGTGCTCAGCAGGATCCCGCCACCCACTGCTGCAGCAACATCCAGCGCCACTAGGCTGCGGCCCTGATCGTCCACCGGGAAGTGGATCAGGTCGAGGCTCACCTCACCCGTCCTCGATTTCCCGATCCGGTCCACCTCGTACAGGTAGTTGTGCTCTCCCGCGGGAGCGTTGGACGCGATCCGCTGCAACCTCACCTGCACCACATCACCCTGGGCCAGAGTCGTGTTGAACGACCCGGGGCGCACCTTGATGCGCAGCGTGTGGCTCACGTAGCGGCGCTTCGCCACCCGGTACGCGCCGGCCTTCACGGCGTGGTTCTCCGAGGCGCAGAACTTCGACAGGTCGTGCTGCTCGAACGGCCCATCAGGTGCGGTGCCGGCGTAGCGCACCTCGGTCGTGCGGATGATGCCGATGTCGTCAGTCGGCTGCTGCCGCCACAGCATGAGCGCGACGAACGGCTTCCGGTCTGCCAGCGGGACGAAGCTGATCTCGAACGACCCAGGGATGATGTGGTTCTCGGTGAACCGGTACACCGGCACAATCGGCCCCACGTCGATCTCGTTCTCTGCAGTCACCGGCAGCAGCGGACGCACGCCGGTCTTCCCGTCGCGCTTGGTCTTGGTCAGCAGGAAGTCCCGCCCGTAGCTGGCCAGGAAGTCCTCCATGTTGGTGGACTCCTTCAGCTCACCGTTGAACCACAGGCCCAGCCCATCGGTGAACGCAGCCGCGGCCTCGAGCGAATCCAGATCAATCAACGCTTCAGGAATCCGGCTGGTCTTCCGCAGCAGGTAGAGCACCAGGTCGGCCACGTTGTTGCTGGGCCCATAGGTGGCATCCAGCAGCCGGGTGACCTGCATCCCACCGCGGCAGAACAGGTGGATCTGACGGTCCCATCGGGTGTCGCCATCGGGCACACCAGCGATCACATAGCTGCCGGTGGTCAGGTCCTCGTAGGTGCCGCCGGTGCCGCAGTAGTACGGGCATTCCGGCTTGGTGAAGCCTGCCCTCGGCACGATGAAGTTCCCAGGCAGCCACGGCCCAGCACGACGCCCGTAGGTCTGCATGAACGACCCCACCCGGCACGACCGCTGGAACACATCGCGCACCTGGATCCCAGGCAGCTGGCCTTCGCTCAGCACCACGTGGTAGCTGGCGGTCACCGCATTGCTGGTGTCATTCTCGAACCGCGCCTCGCTTGCCGGTGGACTGATCAGCACCCCACCGATCTCACCCACCCGGCGGCAGAACACGATCGGCACCACCTCACCGATCGTCAGCGACCGTTGCGCTACATCCAGATCATCCGCACCACTCGCGCCACCCTCAACCAGTGGCGGGCCAATCAGCCCCTGCTGATACAGGAGCGTGTCGAACGGGTCGCTGCCGAGGATGCTCATAGCTTGCAGGGCACCCCGACCAGGCGGCTGGTGAACTTCCGCGGCGGCACCTGCGCACCCACCGGCGACAGGCTGCTACCGAGCTCCAGGTTCACCGACTCAAACGGCCCGCCCGCTGCCACCACTTCGCCCACGTAGCTGGCGATCAGGTCCTGGCCATCCTGCGGTGCATTGTTGCCGTCCAGCGTGTCGAACTCGTACATGGTCAGCTCGACCAGCCGGGCATTGCGCAGCGCTTCGGCCACCACGTCCACCACGAAAGCCGTGGCCGGCAGCGTCACCGACACGCCGCCCTCATCACCGGTCTGGCCGGCGGTGAAGCCATCCACGTCGAAGCCCATGAACGCCCAGGCAGCACCATCGAAGGTGACGGTGGCGTTGATGTAGTAGTTCTGCCACCGCTGCAGCGTGCCGGCGGCCTCATCGAAGATCCGCAGGTACTGGGCCTGACCGCGTGCCACCTATCGCACCCCCGAGGCGTACCGCCCGCCCGGCGTTCGCTGGGTTCGCAGCACCTGGGCCGCCGCCTCGCGCACCATCCGCTCGCCGTCTTCGATCGTCATCCACCGCTGGCCGCTGGCGTCTTGCATCACCGGGCCGGTGGTGATGTTGATCGACACCGACCCCCCACCCGATCCGCCGCTGGTGCCGGTGGGGATCGCCGCGGCCCCGCGGCGGCCGGCGATGATGTTGTTGGCGAACTGGGGCGCCTTCGCCTCCGGCACCACGTACTCCCGGCCCGCCTCGCCGATCAGGCCCACCGTGGGGCCAGTGACGAAACCGCCCTGGGCGAAGGCGGGGACTTGAATCTGGCCGAGCTCACCGATTTTCGATCCGGTCGTGCGATTGATTTTCCGAATCAGCCGGTTCACCTGCTCCGCCATCCAGTTGATGCGGTCCGCCATCCACCGCATCATCCCGCCGAAGATGCTTCGCACCGCGCTGGCGATGCCATTGCCGATCCCTCGGCCGATCGCAAGCGCACCGCTGGCCACCCTGCGGGGCATTTCAGCCACCTGCCGCACCACCCAGTTGAACGTCTCCCGCATCACATTCACCAGGATGTTCAACGCGGCCCGCATCGACTTCCCGATGTTGAACCACATATCAATGAAGCCCTGCTGAATCTTCGCTCCATCACCCTGAAGGATACCGCTGATCATCAGGAAGAATCCTTTCCACGCCTCGCCCAGACTCCCCAGCCCAGCGATGATGTTGTCGCGGAACCAGGCGAAGCTCTCCCAGGCGCGCATGAAGGCGTAGGAGATGCCGGCCACGGCACCGGCCACGATCACCGCCTTCACGGCGATCAGGGCAAAGCCGGCCGCCATCGCCGTCAGCCCAGCCGCCACGCCGGGGGCCGCAAGGATGGTGGCGATGCTGGAGATGGCCGGCAAAGCAGCGACAAGGCCAGCGATCGCAGCGGCCACCAACGACAGCCCCTGAGCCAACGCAGGGTTCGCCGCCAGCCACTTGGTGATCGCCCCAATGAGCGGAGGCATGGCAGCCGTCAGGCCATTGATGACCGGCAGCAGCCCTTCACCGATCGCCACCTGCAGCGGCACCACGCTGTTCTTCAGGAGCTGGATCCTGTTCGCCGTCGTCGCCGCCCGCCGCTCGAACTCCTGCTGCATCGAGCCGGCGTACTTCGTCTTGTCGCCCACCAGCCCCAGGGCCCGCTCGAGCTCGCCCATGTTGTTGATCAGCGGCGCCAGTCCCCGGGTCTCATCACCGAACAGGTCGGAGATGACGCTGATCCGCTCCTCCGCCGCCAGGCCACGAATCCGGGCGAACACGTCGCGGATCGTGCCGAGTGCATCATCCTGCAGTCGCTTCGCCAGGTTGCGTCCTGCCTCACTGCCGCCCTGCTCCGCTACCGCCTTCGCTGCATCCAGTGCTTCCTTGGTGCCGGCCTTCTCTGCCTCCACCCGCTGTTTATTCATCCGCTCCAGCGCCTTCAATTCGTCGTCCATCTGAGCGTCAAGGCCATCGCGTACCTGCTGCCTTCGATCTCGATCGGCGCGTTGCTGCAGCTTCAGCCGGCGGTCGGTCGCATCACGAATCAAATCGATCTCAACCTCAAGCTGATCACGCACGGCATCAGTCTGCGCGTCCAGCCATTCGTCATTATCACCAGCCTGTTTCTGCAGGATCTTGATCCGATCCTCCGCCTGCCGCTGCAGCGCCTTGATCTGCGCATCCGCCTGGTCGCGCAGGGCGTCGGTGTAGGCCTCGGTCTCGTCGTCCCACTGATCCTCGAACAGCTGCAGCTGGCGGCGGTAACGGCGGCGCAGCTCATCCTGCTGCCGGTCGCTCTCGTCCTGGATGATCTCCAGTCGCCGGTCGCTGCCCCGCTGAATGGCGGCGGTGAGCTCGGCCTGGCCGCTGGCCACGGTGCGCGACGCCAGCCCCAGCCGCTGCAGAGCCGATTCCTGCCGGTCCGTCATGCTCGCGCCCCGGGAGAGGCCGCGGATGAGGTTGTTGAAGCTGGTGGCGGCCACCTCCGCCCCCGTCCCCATGCTCAGCATCGTGGCGCCGAAAGCCGCGGTCTGTTCCGCCGCCATGCCCGCCAGGCGCCCCATGGCACCAGCCCGCTCGAGGAACTCGACGATCTGGGGCTCGGTCGCCCCCATGTTGTTGCCCAGGAAGTTGATCGCATCAGCAAGGCTCACCACCTCCGGCTGGGTGAGGCCGAGGGCCGATCGCATGGCCGCCATCGACCGGCCGGCCTCCTCTGCCGTCATGCCGAACGCGATCGACATCCGCGCCACATCCCGCGCGAAGGCCTGCACCTCACCCCGGGCGATGCCGGCCTGGCCGGCGGCGGCATAGATCTGCGCAAAGCCCTGCGCCGTGATCGGCATCTCCCGCGACAGCTGCAGGATCTCCTCGCGGATCTCGCTCAGGGCCCGAGGGTCATCCAGACCCTCCATCACCTTCCGCACCTCCGCCACCGAGCTCTCGAAGTCGATTGCCGCCTTGGCGCTGAGCGCCAGCGCCGTGCCGATGCCTGCGGCCGCGGCCGCTGCTGCTTGCCACGACGAGGAGCTGATGACCGACTTGAACGCACCCTTAGCCCGGTCGGCCGTGCGCTCGGCGGATCCCAGGGCCTTGTTCAGCTGCTCGACGGCACCGGTGCCGGTGACCTTCGCGGCGATGCGCAGAACGGCGTCGAGGTTCATGCCTTCGTCGCCTCCTTCGCCTCGGCGTTGATCAGTTCCACCGCTCGCGTCTCCATCACCTGGATGTCTCTCAGGAGACTGAGAGGGTCAGAAGCTCCACTCAGGGTAGCGACGGCCAACACCACCGAGTAGTCCAGCCCGATCACACCGGCGCCGGTGGTGCGCCACTGCGTCTGGCAGTCGATGAAAAGCTGCACCGCTGCGACATTCTCCGGCCAGACGACGAACTGAACCGGCTCGGGCTCAGCCAGGATCACACCGAAGGCCTTCGCATCGGCCAGCAGTTCCGCATCAGGTCGACCATCGCCATGGAACCAGTGTTCCACGGCGTCGATCAGTTTTTTCGCTTGCCCTCCTTCAGGCTCTCGAACCACGCCTGCACGATCTGCCCGGCGACGGTGGGGATCTCCAGCAGCTGGCCCAAGGCCGCCTCACTGAAGGGGATCGCCTTGCCGGCGTCATCGGTCACGCCATCCCAGCCGGCGATGATCTCCCGGGCGGCTTCACGATCATCCACCTGCTCATCGTCGTCGCCGCGATTGCGCTCGGCGGCGCGCGCCTTGCGGACCAGTTCAGTGATCCGCGACTGCGGCAGCCGGCGGAACTCCACATCGAGAGTCTCCACCGTCTTCTTCCCGCCGTCGGTGGCGAGGCTGATCTTCACCGGCCAGACGTAGGTGGCCGATTTGCTGAGAACGAATGCCATCAGGTGAAAACAATGGTGTGGTCGTCGTAGCCGTCATCCAGCGAGGGGATCGGCCGGAACGGCAGGGTGAGCATCTCGATGCCGTCACTGTCGCCGTAGGTGGGATCACCCAGGCTGCAGGTCGGGGCGTTGAAGGTGACGATGTTCCCCGCGGTGGTGCCGTGAACCCATTCGATCTCCGTCGCGGTCTGAGCGACGGCATCGGCGAAGAAGTTCTTCGCGGTGATGGTAGGGGTCTCGATCACGATCTCGCCCTCGGGCGTCCGCTCCTGGTCGATGCGAATCTGCTTGCTGCAGCCGGCCAGCTGGCGGAAGATCGGCGAGCGGCCGGCGCCGAAGGTGAAGCTCTCCATGCAGGCCGCGAAGCCGCCGACGCTCACCGTGGGGGTGTTGTCGGAGTTGACCACCACGGCGTCCGCCTGGTTGTCGTAGGTGGGCGTCGGATCGGCCTGATCGCTCGGGGTGTTGTAGATGCCCAGGCCCTCAAACTGCAGCATCGGCAGGCCGTTCACCGTGAAGCCGTTGAAGCTCACATTCCCCCGCACGCCGGTCAGGAGGTGCTGCTTCCCGCCGTGGCGGCAGTTGATGGTGATGCCCTCGTAGCCAGTGCCGATCGGAGCGTAGGTAACGCTGGTGTCGGCCACGATTGTCTGGCTGTAGCCGGCGGCCCGCAGGAACACACCCGGCTTCGGGGCCGTGCCGGCCGTTCCCGAGCCGGCGAGCTCAAAGCTGAAGCTGATCTGCGCCAGCCGCTGCACCACGGCTCGCGGCATGTTCCCGATCCAGCCGTACAGCAGCTCCCGGTCCACCAGCTCCATCTGGAGCGGCGCTAGGTTCAGGTCGGTGCCGACCCGGATCGCGTCAGTCCCGGTCGGGGCTGCGCTCGTCCCGTAGGTCGTCTCGGCTTTCGCCAAGATCATTCGGTTGCGCCAAAGTGCCATCGGTCGGGGCCTCGATCAGGGCGGTGGGGTCGGTGCTGGTGGTGGGCTCAGGGAGCCAGGCCTTCCCGTCGGCGCTCAGCACGTAGCTGCCACCGGCCTTCGGGAGCTTCGGAGGTGGCGCGGGCGCCTTCTTGCTCACGATCGGCAGACGAATGGGAATCGTTCTCAGTCTATCCCGTGCGTCTCTGCAGGGCTATGACTCCAGATCAGCCACCCGCGTGCGGTACCTGACGCTGTAGCTCATGATCGCCCAGCCTGCCGTCTGGTCCGCCTGGTCCCGCAGGTACTGCACCCGCGCCGGCCACACATCCATCGCCAGCCCGCCCAGGGTGCGGTCGGCCATGATCTTCTCGTGCACGTCCACCTGGATCGCGGCCGACATCTGCTCCGGCACCTGCCCGCGGGTGTGCACGATCACATCCACCCCCAGCGACCAGTCGATCCAGCACTGGCTCACCGGGTCCTGACGCGCGTTGTCGTCGGTGGGCTCGACGATCAGCGCCGGCGCCTCATTCCGGGCAATCGCCTCCACCCGGCTGCGGTAGATCCTGCTGCCCACCTGCACCGTTCCTGCCAGCGCGGTGCGGATCGCCTCGAGGATGGATTCGCGTTTCATCACCATGGCGCACCCTGCAAACCTGACTCATGCTTCTACTGAGTCTGACGCAGCACCCCGCCATGCGCTGCATCAACGGCAAGTACCGCAATGGCTTCACACAAACCTTAGAACAGTGCCCGACGTGGGAAGCAGCGCAGAATCGGCTAGACGAACTGTTGCTGACGCATAATGAACGGTGGGAACTATGGGTATCCAGAAAGGCAGCAGCAAGCTGGATCCTGCAATATGGGGATCGGCAGAAGTTGCCTCGCCGCCGATCCTGCAAAGGCGGCAGGCTGATCCCCCTGCCCCAGCCGCCAGTCGATCGCGCTCAGGGAGGGGTTAAGGCAGCTCCGAAAACGGTGCAGTTTGCAGCGCGGTGACCTGCTCTGGCGTCAGGATGCCGCCTACGATGTAGACCAGATCACGGATAGCGCCTTTCCAGTTATCACTGACAAGGCTTCTGCCTACTAGCAATATGTGGCTGCTGGTGAAATCAACCCCAGTTACATCGTGTGTATCGACTAGAACATTGTTTACACGAAGTGTCATTGTATTGCCGCTTCGCTGTATGTAGTTGTGGCGGAACACGCCGCTGGGGTGCGCGGTAGTATTCGACTTTAATTGTTCTACCCATGGGTTCCCGTATGAAAAGTTTATCGCTGTGCTGTTAGGCCGATCGAAAAAGACAACCCATGCTCCGGCTGAGGATTGATAGGAGCCCTTACTAATGACGGCTGGATAGCTGTTGGGATTGTCGATAGGATCCATCAGTGCCCAGAAGGCTATACAGAAATCGCCTGTTCCGGGGTTAAAGAACTCAGGATATTCACCGAAATCAAGGTGTTGACTTGTGCCGTTAAATACGGCTGCGCCGAACCCTATTGGAGTTTCGGCAAGAGGATCAAATGTCGGGGGATTCGCTGTGTGTAAGTTTGTAAAATTATTTCCGCTGGCATCCAGAAGGTCGGAGGCGAACGGCAGATACAGGGTGGCGGAAACAGCGGGTGGCGGCCCCGTGTCTTCTGGAACCCAGCGAACAATTCTGCCGGGACCAAAACCGGGACCGTAAATTTGACAGGCGTAGATATTGCCGTCAGGGCCTGTGCGAATATCGGTTAGATAGTTGACACCGCTATCGAACTGCGTGGTGCTAACGATTTCGCGGTTTTCATCCAGGGTGGCGGCGAACACTCGACCATCAATCAGGTCTGCATACGTGAAAGAGTTGTTCGTGAAGAACTGTCCCATCGTCAGCGACTCAAAGCTGTCGGGGGAGCCGTGGGTGAGGGCACGCAGGGGCGGCACATTCGGCAGCGGGTTGGGGCTGCCTGCGTTGATGTTGCCATTGGCGAAGAAAGCGACGGCCTGCGGGAGCTCTCCGTAGCCGGGTGTCGTGATGTCGCCTTCGACGTAAGGCCAGCCGAAGTTGGATCCTGGTGGGCCCGTGTAGATGCTCTCGCGCTGCGTATAGCCAACGTCGCCGAGCACCGGCAGCTCGGTGACAGGATCGAAGGTGAAGCGATAAGGGTTGCGCAGGCCGTAGTAGAAGACCTTGGACTGGTTGCTGGTGCCAGCAGGCGTCCCGCTGTCCTCGTCGTAGTAAGGGTTGCTCGGCACGCCAGCACCCGTCAGCGGGTCGAAGCGCAGCAGCTTGCCCGACAGGTTGGCGATGTCCTGCACCCTGACGGCACGGTCATCGATGAAGTTGTAGGACGTGCCATCGCCCACCGCCAGGTAAAGGTAGCCATCAGGGCCGAACTCCAGGTTGCCGACACCGTGGGATAACGAATCGCAGGCGATGTAATCACGGATGTTCTCGTTCTGGGTTCCGCTCTGCCCGGGGCTGTTGTCCTGGTAGCCGGTGCTGATGTCCTCGGGGGATGCCGTGATCGTCGTGCCGTTGACGATGCCGGAAGGCAGGATCCCGAGGTCGCCCGTGGAGTTGAGGTCAGGGCGGCTGGTAAAGGCCCAGGTGCTGTTCGTGCCAACCAGGACGACGGAATCAGTGGCCAGCAGGGTCGCAGGGTTGACCGTCAGCCGCTCGACGCGCACGGGCCGGTTGCCGTTCCCGTCAGGCGCAGAGTTACCGGATGCGCCGATCGTTTCCGGTGGATCGTAGTTATAGCCGATGTAGACGTAGGGGCTGGCGGGGAAATCCGGGTGGATCGCCATGCCGATCAAGCCGCGATCGTTGGCGATGTTGACGATCGACGCTCGATCAACCAGCGGTTCCGTGCGCAGGACACCGGCTTCGACGACCCGCACCTGCCCGCGCTTCTGTGCCACCAGCATCGTGTCGGGATCGCCGGGGATCCAGTCGAACGTGGTCGGTTCGGTGAGGCCGTCAACGAACACCGACCGACTCAGGGAGCCCAAGTCGACACCAGGGCCAAGGATCCGCACCGCGGCGGTGGCGCTGCCTTCGATCGACGCCCCGGTCGGGCTGTCGATGGTCAGCGTGAAGTCCGCGAAGTTGAACGGCGCCGCCGTCGCCAAGATCGGCACGTTGACCGTCTGCACGACATTCCCGATCGGAAAGGTCACCGTTTCGGACGTGGCAGTGAAGTGGACGCCCGCCTCGGCCGTACCCGCAACAGCCGTCAGCAGCACAGAGGCAGAAAATGCGCTGGAGCCGGCCCGAATCAGGGTGACCGTGAGATCGCCGGCATCGTGGGCCACCTCCAGGTCAGCTGAGAGGTAGGACACCCGGGCCGCACCGTCGTTGTCCACGACCAGCACCCGCGCCGTCCTGGGGGCGCCCAGGCTGCCGCTGCTGGGGTTCTGGATCGCCACCGCGAACAGCTCGTTGCCTTCGGTGCTGCCGTCGTTGACGACCGGCACCTGGATCACCTGAGAGGCTTGGCTGACACCAAACACGACCTGGCCCAGGTTCGCTCCAAGCTCGGTCGGGACCGTGTAATCGGCGCCGGCCGTGGCGCCGGCAGGAATCGCCGTGACGGTGTACTCCAAGGTCGCCGCTGCTGCGGTCGAGCCCGAACGGATGACCGCCACCTCGGCCACCCCGGCGGCCTCGCTGACGATGACGGTATCCCCGCTGGCGAACGCGAACACGTTGGTGCCTGCCTCGTCGTTCATGATCCGACCGGTCGCACTGTTAGGCGAGCCGATGGTGTAGCTGGCATCAGGAGCCAGCGTCAGGATCACAGTCTCGTTGCCCTCGAGGGTTGCGTCCGTGGTCGGATCGATCGTGACGGTACCTGAGGATTGGCCAGAAGGGATCGTGACCGAAGTGCCAATCGTGGCGTAGTCGGTGCCGTTCGTCGCGGTGCCGCCGATGCTGTAGTTCACCGACAGCGTTCCGGCGGTGAGCGTCCTGGTGAAGGTGAACACCAGGTTGGTGGTGCCGTCCTCTGCGGTCGAGCTGGGCGACACGGCAACCGACACCGCCGGCAACGAAGACTGAACCACGGCACTTCTCTCCAAGTTGATCCGACAGAACACCCCATCGGTGATCAACAGCGGCGCCTCCTGCACGGTGTACACCTCGCCATCCACCGTCACCGAATCGCCGTAGCCCAGCTGCCCGAACTCATCCGTCCGGCAGGTGATGCTGTACATCGTCGACAGCGCCCCGGTGTACGTTTCCCGCACGCCGTCGAACACCACCTCGCCCGGCATGTCGAGGAGGCACAAACCAGAAACGGCGCCAGCGGTGATGCTGACGCCGAAATCGGCAAGGAAGACCGTGAGATCCTCCTCGATCATCAGCCGTACTTCAGCAGGCCGTAGCCGTTCACGGTGATGGCGCTCGAGGCGGTGCCACCCTCGGCCGTCACGCTGAACCGGATGAACCGCTTCAGGTTGTCGGAGTTCAGGGTGATCACCTGCTTCGCAGCGGCGTTGCCGATCTGGGTGAAGCCACCACCGGTGACGGCGGTGTAGCTGCCGCCCAGGGTGTCGGCTTCCTCGATCCGGCAGTCGAAGGTGGCGCCAGAGCCGGCGGCGGTGGCGTTGAGGATGATCTGGATGTCGCCTTCGTAGCCGGCGAGATCCACACCGGTCTGGTCACCGATGGCGGTGATCGTGGTGGTGGCGAGGAGGGTGAAGTGCTGGAGTTTCTCCAGCGCGTACTGGTGCATCATGGCGGTCAATCCTTGGCGGATGGGTTACGACGGGGGCGAGGCTTTCGCGCCTCAGGCGCCGGCTCCATCGCCGGGGGCTGATCGATCACCTTCCGCGCCTTCCCCGTAGCCAGGAAGTACCGGGCTGTGGGTTCGTCAGCATCCACCACCTCACCGATCAGGGCAGCCTTCCCGGCGATGGAGGTGTCTCGGAGGATCTCGATCAGCATCACGTCACCGTTCAGAGGGTGTTGTTGCCGCGGCAGAAGGACTCGGGATGGCGCACCGCCACATCACAGGATTGGTGAGTCACCACCCGGATGTTTCCGGCCTTGTCTTCCGAGTAGGGGTTGACCTGCAGATCCAGGGCGCCCCACATGCCGATCAGCATCTGGTTCCAGACCCCGAAGAACACGTCGCCGGATTCCACCTGGTTGGAGCGAACCACGCCGTAGCTGTTCACCGTGCCGCCGGGCTCGAGTACGAACTGGGCGGTGTTGGCCGCCTTCTCCGTGGTCTTGAACCCACCGAACACGGTGGCGTTGGTGGCGTAGCCCATGGCGCCGATGTCGGCATCGTCGGCGGCGATCTTCGTCTCCATGCTCACCAGCTCGGCGTAGGTCGGCTGCGCGGCGCCGAAGTCCTCGGTGTTGATGCCGGTGATGAACTTCAGGCCCTGGGGCTGGGAGCTGGAGCCGGTGCCGTAGAGCGCGGCGCGGGCCATCTCCAGCGCCATCACGGTCACCAGGTCCTGGCGGACCAGGGTCTCCACATCGAGGCTGGACTGCATCATCAGCAGCCGGCTGAAGCGGGTCCAGGCGCTGAGCGTCTTGGGGGTCAGGTTGACCTGATCCACCGTCATCTCGGACTCGGTGGCTTCCACCGCTTCACCCACCCAGTAGGCGGTGGCAGCACCGGTCTGGCGAGGGATCGGCACAGGACCCACCAGGCCGGTGAGCATCTGCACGCCGAGGCTGGTCAGGACGTTCCGCTTCCGCAGGAGCTCAATGAAGCTCTCCGGCCGGGCATCGGGGAACACCAGATCGCCGGCGGACGTGGGGCTGCCGACGGTCAGTGTCCGGGCGCTGAGCACGTCGTGGGCGATCAGCATCCCCTTGGGCGAGATGCCCATCCGCTGGGCCACCGCCTGGGACACCTCACGCTCGAAGCCGGCCTCCTCCCGCACGGTCGGGTCGTTGGGCATCAGCTGCGCGCGCATGGCCCGCAGGAAGCTGTAGGAGCGGATCTCCTTGTCGCTCATGCCGATGTCGGCGGACATCGGGGCGGCGCCGGCGATGGGCACCGCGCGCTGGGCGGGGGCGGCGTGCTGGGGCGCCTTGGCGCGTTGGGCGAGCTCGGCGAGCACTTCGGCCTGGGCCTCGGTGACGCTGGCGCCGCGCTCGATGAAGTTCTGGGCCTTGTCCTCCACCTTGTGGGTGCGGCAAAGGTCGGTGATGCTGGCGACGCGGGCGCGCTCTTCGGCCATGGCCTGAGCCCGCACCTCGTCGAGGTTGGGAGTGTTCTCGTCCATCTTGGGAGAGGGGGTGGGGGTGTTGGCCGGGGCCGGGACGCCAGCGTCGAGCGATCGCCCGATGCCGACAGTGGGGTCTGCAGGAATCGAGACCACCGACACCTCGTGGGGTTCCCACGACGTGACGACGATCGAATCCCCACGGTTCTCTGCATCGCCGATCGCATAGCCGACGCTCACGTTCCGGAGAATCCCGTCGGTGATGTCGGCCAGCACCTGCTGGGCGAAGTCGTTGCGGGAGAACCGGACCCGGGCCATGCCGCGCCGCTTCTCCTCGTCCACCCATGCGCGCTCCACCACACCGATCACGCGGTCGGGGTCGTGGTTGAACAACAGCGGGGCGCCGTCATTCAGACGCGACAGGTTCACCGCCTCACGCGAATGATCGAGAATCTCCTCACCGAACCACCGGGCGACCGGCAGCTCGCTGGAGAAGGGAAACTCGATCGTGCGCTCCTCGTCCTGGGCGCGGAACTCGGTCGGCTCGAAGCGGCGAAGCTCCTTGCCGGCGATGTCGCGCAGGTCGTGGGCAGTGTGAGGCAAGGGAATGAGAACCATTCCCACCCATGCTACAGCCGCTCGCCACTCTCAGCAGACGGATGGATCACTCCGCCGGCGGCGGGTCAGATGGCGGATCAGGCGGCGGATCCTCGGCCGGTGGCGGCTCGGGCGCCGGCGGGGTGTTGTCCGCCCCGCGCTGGTCCACCTTCGACGGGTTGGTGTCGAACACCAGGCCCAGCCGCTCCTGCTCCTCGAGCTCGGCGGCCCGCTGCTCGATCAGCTCGTGGTAGTCCGCGCCGCGGGACATCACCACCTCGGCCTGGGTCATGAAGCCGTCGCGCACTGCGTCGCGGTAGGCCTTGCCCTCCTTCTCCGGATCCACCCACTCCCAGCCCCGGGCCACCCACCGGATCGCCGTCTCATACCGCTCCGGCTCCTGCTGGTAGCCCGGCAGCGACACCTCGCCCACGCTCACGGCCGCTCGCAGCCAGGCGCGGAAGACTCGCTGGTGGAAGGTGCGGATGGTCCGCTGCTGCAGCGCCCGCCAGTTCTCCCGATCCTCCAGCAGTGCCAGCCGGCTGGAGCTGTAGTTCGTCTGGCTGAAGTCCCGGCTGATGCTCTCGTAGCTCACCCCCAAGCCGGCGGCCATGGCCCGCAGCATCACCCGCACGAAGGGTTCGAACTGCCCGTTCGGCGCCTTCAGGTCGGGCACCTCCACCCGCTGCCCAGCGAACAGGGTCTTGTAGACCCCCGCCTCGAACGTGGTGACGTGCTCGCCGTCGACCACCTCCTCGCCCAGCTCCTCGCCGGCGCCACTGTCGGTGACGATGAAGCCCATCAGCTGCGACGCCGCCCGGGCTCGCACCACCTCCGCCTCCTGGTAGCCCACCAGGTGGTGAAGCTGCTTCAGGGCCGACGCAAACCACGTCACCCCGCGCGTCTGCCCGGGGCGCTCGGGGATGAAGCAGTGGATGATCTGCTCCGCCGGCACGATCACCCGCTGGCCCGCCATGGGCCCGCCGCCACGCACGTCGCCCGGGTGGCGGGTGAGGAAGGCGTATTCGATCGGCCGCCCCCACTCGTTCACATGCACCCCCAGCCGCCACTCGCCGCCGGGCACCATCTGCCCGGGCACACTGGCGTAGCCGTCCACCGTCTCGTCCAGCTGGTCGGCCTCGATCAGCTCCAGCGCCAGGGGAATGCGCCCGCCGCCGAAGGCCTCCGGCACCAGCCGCACGAACACCTCGCCGCTTTCCGCCGGCGCCCCCACCACCTGCTCCTCGATGTCCTGAAACGCCAGCGTCCCCCCGGTGTGGCACACCTCGGCGGCACACCAGGCGGCGAACTTCCGCTCGATCGTCGCGTTCTTCGTCTTGTCCAGCCGGGGCTTCCCATCCCGCGAGCGAGCCATCAGCAGCTGGGCCTGCATCCGCACGCCGGTGCCGATCACGTTGTTCACGATCATGCGCTTCGCCGCCTTGGCGTGATCCGAATCGCGGATCACCTGCCGCGCGCGGTTCCGCAGCCGGGCCATGCTGCTGCGGATCTCCGCGTCGGCGCTGGTGCCGCCAGCCAGCCAGTCGGCGGTGAGCCGATCGAACTTCGCCCCCTCGTACAGCCGCTTCATCTGCAGCCGGAGCGCCCGAAGCTGCCTCTCCTGCAGCTGCTTCTCGGTGTCGTTCATCGCCCGAACCTCACGAACAGGTTCCGCGGGTCACCCATGCCGGCGGCGATCTTCTCCGCCGCCTTCTCCCGGGCGACGATGCCCTTCAGGTAGGCCTCCCGCTTGTAGAGCGCCGAGAGATCGAGCTTCGTTACCTGCCGGCTCCCGATCGCGTACTGGCTCACCCCGCCAGCCACGATCGTCCGGATCGCGGTCTGCACCGCCTCGAGGTCCTTCTCCGCGTCGCTGCGGCCATCGAACGCCGCCGGGGTGGAGCTGTAGCTCAGCGACGGCAGAACCTGCAGCGTCCCCCGTCCGCGCGTCATCGCCTGCGCGCCGTTCGTCGCCCGTGCCATCCAGCTCCACACCCCAGCGTCGAACGCTGCGCTGGTGGTACCGCTGATCTCGAAGTCCCAGCCGCCCACACCATCCGCGGTGCCGATCACCGTGGCGCCCTCGCCGCTGGCGTTGAACCGCAGGAAGTAGGTGAGAACCCAGCCTCCCGTCGACGCGATCGGGTTGCCCTGGCCATCCACGCCGGGCGGGTCGTTCCACACCAACGAGTCGCCGCTCGTGATGGATCTGGGGATGTTCACCTGCCTTATCCGTGCTTCCCCTCAGTCTACGGAGTGATAATCGTTCTCACCAAGTCGTTACGGGGTTGATCGCGGGCCTTCGCCGCGCCTTCCGCTTGCCTTCCGGCGCTGGCTGCTGGACTACTGGAGCCGCCAGTAACCGGGCCTGAGCGGCCTTCTCCATCTGGTCCCACATCGTTGCCCGGTTGTAGCGACGCGCCAGCCACTGCAGCGCCGCGTAGGCGTACACCAGGCAGTCCAGCGCCTCGTTCCGGTCACTCGACTTCTTCACCCATTCTTTGACCGGGAAGCCTTTCACCATCCGTACCTGCTGCTTCTCTGCTGTCAGCTGCTGGAAGAACTCCTCATCAGCACTGATCCCGAAGTGCATGAAGCCAGCACCCGGCACCGCGTGCCGTAGCCGCCCGAACAGCGTCACCTTCGCCGTGTCTGTCCCGACCATGTACAGCGTCACCCCTTTCCGAATCAGCTCTCCACGGCGGTTCACGTCCACCTTCCGGCCCTTGCCGATCACCACCGCGCCACGCTGATTCGAGCCTTTCAGCGCCAGCACGCCCCGACCGCGACGTTCTCTAGCGAAGGCGTAGGCCTCGTGAGTGCAGTGCCCGCCGGTGTCGACACCCATCACTGACACCTTCATCTCACCGCCGTCGGCCATCGGCCATCCGGCAGCCAGCACCGTGTCGAGCTGCTCCCACACCTCTGGCTCCACCGGATCGCCATAGATCTCTTGATGCCAGACATGCCAGGCCTCCTCGCCGCGCCCCCAACCCCAGACACTCACCGCCAGCCGGTTGTCCTGCACGTCCACACCAGCCGTCAATACCAGCACGCCCGGCGGGCACGACCCAGGTCCGTACTTTTCCCGCCGTGCCAACAGCCCATCTGCCGAGAGCTTCGCCGTGAAGTCATCCTCAAAAGTCTCGCCCAGCACCGTGTTCACAAAGGTGCGCAGCTGGTCCCTGTCGCCCTTCACCTCGAGAAACTCACGCACCAGCTGTTCCCATGTCGCATTCGGGCTGTAGCTGTAGGCCGCCCACAGGTGGAAGCCCACCAGCCCTGGGCTGTCAGCCGTAGCGGTCGCCCGCCACTCGCCCCGCTCCACCATCCACCTCTTCATGCTGTGCGGGATTTTCTCCGCGCACATCTCGCACTCGTAGGCCACCGTCTCCGGTCGATCAGGTTCCCACTTCATCTGCTGCCATCGCAGCACCTGGTGGTGCCCACAATGCGGGCAGGGCACGAAGTATCGCCGCTGGTCGGTGCGCAGGAACCACCTTTCAATCCGACTGAAATCTTTCGTCGTCGGTGTGCTGGCGATCCCAATCTTCCGATTCCAGTAATACTCCGATCGACGAATACCGAGCTTGATCTGGTCGCCTTCGTTGGTGCTGGCCGGGTAGCCGTCCACCTCGTCGAACAGCACCACCCGCCGGCTCACCCGCCTGAAGCCCCGCGCACTGTTTGCCCCGACCATCCCCAGCGTTCCGCCCGGGAACGCCTTCGCCAAGATGGTGTTGTTGCCGTCCTTCTGCTTCGCGTCACCAACCAACCCACGCAGCACCGGCGTGTCGCGGATCATCGGGGCAATTTCATCCTTGCTGTACCCCTCAGCATCTTCAACAGTGGGCTGGACCACCATCAGCGGGCACGGATCCTGATGCATGTGGTACCCGACCAGGTGGTTGAAGATCTTCGTCGCGCCCACCCGGGCTGATTTCATCCACACCACCGTTTCCACTCGCGGGTCGGTGAAGCTATCCATGATCCCCTTCTGGTAGGGGAGGGTCTTCCACCGGCCAGCCTCAGCCGCTGACTCTGCCGAGAGGTAGGCGTGTCGATCGGCCCATTCACTCAAGGTGAGTTTCGCTGGGGGCTTCCAGAAGCCCAGCGCCCTGGCCATCAACTCCTGATCACTCGCCATCGCCACCACCCCCAGAGAGCTCCTCAAGGGCCTCCCGAACCAGCTCCTCAACGATCGCCACCTCTTCCAGCGTCAGGTGGGGGATCCGCTGACGCGCTCGGGTGGGGACCGCCAGCAGCTTGGTTTTGGCGATCGTCACAGCTTCCGCCCAGACCTTCTCCACCTGATCAGTAGGAAGCAGCATCCCTTCCTTCTGCTTCCTCTCCAGCTCGGCGAGGTTGGCCTTCTCGAATTCGTGCCGAGCTCGACTGATGTTGAAGTCAGGCGGCGTCTGCCCTGGCTCATTGGGTGGGCGCTGTGGCGGGTGGCGCGCAGCTGGTGCGGTACTGCCTGAGGCAGGCCGTGGCCAGCTTTCGCTCTGGTGTGGAGACACCATCGCCACGAACTCCGCCACCACCTTTTCGCTGTCGAGACGGATTGGCTTCACTGACACCGTGCTTCCCGGCAGCCTTCCGGCTCGGACATGCTTCTCCAGGTTCTGCCTGCTGCACGGTCGCCCCGTTTGCTCTCTGATCAGCTCAGAGGCGTCTGTGCTGTTCACCACTGCCATCTGCGCAGCTTAGGGCCGCTTGCAACCGCCGGTTGCAGGGCGGTTGCGGGCGAGTCAGATCAGGGTCAGCTGGTTCGGCGATCCTTTCTTGATGCCTAGAACCCGCGAGATCTTGCGCCATCTCTTTGCGGAGAAGTACGACATTGATCTATACCAGGTTTCTGCGTCGTGATCGCTCTTGCTGTAGTTGCAGCTCGGACACGCCGGCACCAGATTGCCCAGTGCATGAGTGCCGCCCTTGGCCAACGGCACGAAGTGATCCATCTGCATCTCCCCAGCCGCGCCGCAGTATGCGCATTTGCCCCCAAACTCTTCGTATCTGGTGCGGATAGCAAGCGGCGAGACCTTGACGTAGTGCCGCTCTTTGATCATCGCTTTACGCCGCTTTGATTTCTCACGGTTATAAAGCCTGATGCTCTCGTTCAACGCATAACGAATACGGCGAAGAGCCGCCTGGTCTTCCTTCCACTCAGGAGTTTGCCGCTCCGCCTGCCGCGCCTCTCGCCTCGCTTTAGCCCTGGCTTTGCGTTCCGCTTCAGCCGCTCGACGATCTTCCGCTCGCTGCCGACGTGCCGCCCCAAGGCTCCCATAAGGGACCTTCTCGGGCGATGGGTTGCGCTTGCTTCGGCTTGCCCTGCCATTGCGTAGGTAGCAATCCACGGTGCGCTTGTTAAGAATCTCTCGCATCACTGGATCCTGCCGTAGGGCGGCCGCGCGCTCGCGAGCCTTTCGGCGCTCTTCATCAATGTTTCGCTCATACCGTTCGCGACGATAGTCGGCGCGCAAGCCGTTTCTATCTCGCTCACAATCAATGCAGCAGTTGCCATTGATTCGGCGCAGGCTTTGGCCACTGCCTATCCAGTCATGCTTGCGCTTGCACAGCCGGCCCAGCCTGAAGCGACTTTCGTCAAAATGCGGCCTGCCTGGCAGCAAGGCGTAAACTCCTTCCATCGGCCTGTCCTCTCAGGTTGATCACGGGCCAGGCTGTTAGCGCAGCGCTGGCCTCCCCAATTTACAGCAAGATGCAACCTTTGCACGAGCCTTTCTGAAGTTATACGTCGGGGTCCAAATAATCCTCACAAAATATACACCACCCAGGACCCTAAATATATTTGGGCTGTCAAGAGATGCCAGTTGCAAATATCACACAATGGCCAAGGGTTAGCCTTAGTTCGTTATACTATCTGAGTCTACGATTATATCTGATCTGCTCATCAACAGCTTTTGTCAGCTCTCCAAGGAATGCTCTGTTGAATGCCTTGGTCACGATGCTGGGCACAGGGAAGCGCGGGCTGAACTGGGGTGGGGCGGTCACAAAGTGGAACACCGGGCGGATGTCCCGCCTGTCTTGCCCGACCCGGGCCCATATAGCGCGGTGCCCATTGATAGTGGCCACGAAGTAGTCCTCCTTGCGCCGGGCAGCCCGGGATCTGCCCGACCCGGTGCGGTTCCCCGTGAAGCCCGCCTCGCGCAGGGCAGACAGCCTGGACAGCACCTGGGTGTACTGCGCGCCCGAGATGTTGCCGAAGCGGTTGAAGGACAGTGGCGCGTTGCCGGAGGGGATGGCGAACTCCCCCGCCCGAAGAAGGCCACGCCTCTGGAGGAGGTTCTCAAATCCCTTTCTGCGCGCCTGCCCCCCGGATACTTGGAGCTGGAGGTACTTGGCCGCTGGTGTTCCAGAGGAGGCGTAGTCCTTGAAGCCCACGGTGGTTACCAGCCTGGCCTCAGTGGCTGGCCTGACGAATGTGCCGTTGAGGGTCCAGGGCGTGGGCCTGTCGATGTAATCGGGGGTGCGCCGGCGGAGCTCGGCCTGGGCTGCCTTGGCGGATCGCGTCATGGCGACGGCCGTGACGCGGTTTATCTTGCCGCTCAGGGTCAGCAAGGCGCCCTGGAGGGCAGTGAGCTGGCTGGTGTCGACCTCGAAGGTGATGTCAGCCATCAGCCCTGATCCCGAGCGGTGCTGATGTCACGGTAGCGGCGGCGGATGGCAACGATGCGCGAGCCGGGGCGCTTCTGCAGGAGCTGGGCACCAGCGGCCCAGGCGCAATGGGAGATGATCGGGAAGTCTTGGGTTCGGTGTTCATCGTGCCGAACGGTGACGAGGTACTCCCGATAATCGGCGTCCATCAGATGCAGGCCATGAGGATGACAGCGAGGATGGCGAGCCAGTAGAGAGGAAGCCTCACGCGTGGCCGTCCGTAGTGAAGCTCAGCGTGTGAAGCCAAGGCTGGCCGTGCAGAGCCACGTTGTACCAGTAGCGAATGGACCAGAATCCTCTTTCGTCAAGATATTGAACGTAACCAAGGTGATCGGCATCCATTTCTGTCGGCGGCCGATGGGTGATTGGCTCGGGCCATGCAGCAGCAGCCGATTTTCCTGCATGTTCAGCGCACCATGCGGCAATCCGCTTGCGCATGTAAAGCTCTGGGTTGGGGTGCTGGTGAGACTCGTAGCCCCACAGTCGCTGCAGCTCCCGAGGTGGGTAAAGATCAGCGATCATGAGTTGTTACGAGTTGGGCGTATGCAGAAGCGATGATGATGCCGCCAGTGCCGCCGCTGAAAGCAATGAGCACGGCAAAGGCGACGGATGCAAGGCGGGTCATAACGGCCTCGCTTGTTTCTTGATGACTTGCATAATGCGCTTCCGGGCTTTGTCGGATTCGGATTCTGTGAGCACACCACGAACCCTGAGCCGTGACACTTCATCCGCATCACGCTGCAGGTGCTGCCGCTCGAGAGGGTCCATGTCGAGCTTTAGGCCCTGATCCTGAAGCTGCTCACCGATCGGCGGGATCAGCGCTCCAAAGTCGATCCGCACGTTCACTTCCCCACCCTTCTCCGAAGCCGTCTTGCCCACCCCCAGGCTGCAGCCACACCGGCCAGAGGCAGCGGGCCGGGCACAGCCGGCTGGTGATCGGGAGGCGAGGGGGGCTCGGGGTGCGGCGGCGGGTTGTAGGGCGGCTCACCGTCGCCGCCGCCGTCGTCGCCGCCGCCGTCACCGGGCGGCAGATCGAGGCCAGGCACCACGAAGCTCACCAGCGAGCCGCGGCCCGGGGCCCAGGGCGGTGGGCTGTAGCGGCCCCCGCCGGTGAGGGGAGCGTCGAAGATGCGGCTCGCCGAGGATCCCCCGGGAATGCGCCGGACGGGTGCCGGGAGGTAACCCAGGGGGTCGGTGCGGGTGATGCTGGCCGGCGGGGCGTACTGCTCACCGGGGAAGACCCGGCCGGGGTGTGCGCCGGGGGGTGGCGCGTCGGCGTGGGCGGGGAGCGTCTGGCAGGCCATCAGGCTGCTGAGACTGAGAAGCGTGAGGCAGCGTTTCATGGAAGGGATTCGCGGACGTAGACGGCCCATTGCTCGGGGGTGAGGGCGACGCGCCAGAGGCCGCCGCGGAGGCGAAGGAAGGTGGCGGCGAAGGTGGCCTGGTCGTTGAGGCGCTGGGCCTCAGCGCCGAGGGGTTTAGCCCGCAGGGCTGCCGTCACGTCGCGCCAGTTGGCGACCTGAATGACGGTGGAGGGGATGCCGTCGATGTCGCCGGTGTCATCGGTGCGGCCGGCGCCGAGCTTGCGACGTGCCGGGAAGCCGGTGAGGTCGTGGATGAGGCGGGCGGCCTCGAGTTCGGCGGCGTCACCCTTTCGCTTCTGCGGGTTGCTCATCAGTCGGCGGGGTGCAGGCTGATGAGGGTTGGATGGCGGGCCCGGGCGAACTTCTCGGCTTCCGATCGTGAGGTGGCGAGGATGGTGGTGCGCAATGGGCGCGCGTGGGTGAAGGTGATGATGAAGCGGAAGTGCCGGGCGTGTGGTGCGCTGGTACGGGTGATGCCCTCGCCTGATTCCAGGGGCCGGTCGAAGTCGGTGGGGGCGAGGTTGTAGTTGGGGACGAACTTCGTCATGGCTGGATCATGTCGATAATGGTCTGCACTTCACGAAGGCGAGCGGTCCAGCCTTGGCCGAGGGATTGAAGGGTGGTGCGACGGATGCGGAGGAGGGCGAGGATGCGATCGCGTTCGGCCTGGGCGGCAGAGACGGGGGCTGATTCGGCGGCGGGCTGGTGTTCGTAGCGGCGGAGAAGTTCAGCCTGCGCGCGATGGAGGGAGGGCTTCACGGTGCCTCCTTCGGCGGTCTGGGCGCGCGCACCGACCAGTAGGGGGTGGAGGGCTTGAGGGTGGCGCGCTTGGTGGCAACGGCAGCCTCCTTGGCGGACTTGAGACTGGTCTCCAGAGCCAGCACATCGTCTGGGTAGTCGTAGAGCTTGCGGCCGGGGGAGTGGGAGATGGTCCAACCGTCGTGGGTGGTGATCTTGTCGGCGATCAGGCCCAGGTCGTGGGCGTCGGTGAGCTCGGCGAGGAGCTTGCCCTTGAAGTCTTCGAGGTTGGCGATCTTCCGCTGGACATCGATGAGCGACTCGATGACCGCATCCATGTGGGGGCGGGGTGCGTCAGCGACCGACATGGGAGACCACCGCGGCGAAGACGAAGAGGAACAGGAACCACGCCGGGGCGTCGGGGTGGGTGAGGAGCGATCGCATGTGCTGATCAGGAGGTGATGGGGTGGGGTTGGTGTGGCTGCTGCCCTTGCTGCCGGCCATGCGAGGAGCCTTTCGAACCCTGGAGCCACCGGCAGACCTCGACGGGTCCCGCTGCTTCTAAGAGGCCATCCCACGCGCTCCTACACGCGTGGAGAACACCGTGTGGTCCGGACAGTGCATGGCATCAGAGGGGAGGGCAGGCGCGGCGGGTCTCTTCGCCGTGCCACGACGGAACGATAGCACTACGTAGCCGTATGGGCTACCGGTTCGACCTGAACCAGGCCGCGGCCGACGCGAGTGAGACGAAGGCCCCCGCGCACAACACCAGAAGGGTTCTTCTTGGGGTTGAGCTGAACGCTTAATGCGTTGGGGGTCATGCCGATACGAGCAGCAGCCGCGGCGCGGTCCACCACCTCGGCGCCGCTAGAAGCGGGCGGCGCGAGATCGCATTGGTTCGCCTGGCAGGAAACCTCAATGCGGCCGGCGTGCGGGATTCGATCCCATCCACTGCCATCAGGGCGCCGGTGAAAATCGGCAGAAGTGGCAGCCAGCACCTTTGCCTTCGGGAGTTCGCGAAGTCCCAACTCTGCCAGCAGCTGGGCCTCGGTGACAGTGGTGATCTGCCGAGCAATGGCCAGGGCCGCTTCCATCTCGCCGATCTGCTGACGGCGCACCAGGGATAGCGCCTGCAACTCAACAGGACGAGGAGCGGCAGGCTTGCCGGCGGCTCGGCGCTTCCTCTCTGCCACTTCCGCCCGGCTGGGCACGTCGCCAGCAGCCGCGCGTTCCATGAACCACTCCCGCACGTCCTCCGGAGTGGCGTCGGCGGAGAGTAGGAACAGCGTCTTCACGTCCGTCACGCCTTCCAAATGTTGGACACGTCCAACATTCACCCATTCAGCCGCCTTGATCAGCTGGCTCGCATGCTGCGGCCTCAAGCCACACGCCTGCTGTACCCAGGGCAGGTACTCCCCATGAGACAGTCGGCGTTTCGCCTCCGCCAGCAGGTTGCCAGCCTCCAGCACCTTTACCACCGCCTTGCCGAGTCCGAAGGTGATGAAACCTGCCGCTGACTCGGCCCAGTCACGGGCCACAGGATCAGAGATCATCCGGTCATAGTCGAAGCCATCTGAGGGCCCCTGCGACATGGCCTGCACGTCAACGATTGCGGTGTCCATCACGCCACCGCCTCAACACGTTGCTGCCCCAGCTGAGTCTGAGCGAACAACACGAACTGATTAAACGTCATCACCGCCAGCAGCTTGTCGGTTAGTTTCCTTCTCTTTTGCTCCATTTGGTGGCGAACTGTTTCATAAGCTTCGCCAACAGCGCCTTCCCCGTCATATAGCACGATGCACGGCAGGTCGTACCACGCCTCAATGTTATGGAGTAGCGCGGTAAGGTTGTCGTCGGCACTAATTGATCTATTGCGCCACTTAACCTCCAGGTAAAAGCCTCGCTCAAGTGGCTCGTCATTGAAGGGCGCCACCTTGAAATCAACCCGTGACTGGCGCGACTTTCCCCATCCGATAAACGGAGCGATAAACTGTGTCTGATACTGGATACCTAGCCGTTTAAGAACTGACTCAACGCTGTCTTCCCCGATCTGGCCAGAGATGTGCGGCGCAAGGCGGCCGCCTTGGGACAAGTCGGTGAAATTGATTGGGGCAGCGAGACGGTTGGGCGTCGTGGGTTCTGCCAGCATCTGTACCTGTGTGGAAACCGGAGCCAGCTGCTCTGAATCAATCTTGCCTTTGACCTGACACAGCATTGGCAAATGCGAGACCTTCGTGCCGGTCAATGGATTGTGGCGGCATCGCCAAGCTGGCATCCAACTCCGGAACAAGGAGACAGGAAAGTTTTGAATCTCAAGATCCTTCATGAACCGGTCGAAGCTTTCTGGCTCGCCAGCTTGATGCGCTTCGTCCTCCATCGCGCAAAGCTCGCCTATCCAAATGTCTTCTCCCTGAACAAGCTCTGCCAACGCAGGCAAGCCCCGGGCCTTTAGTCGTCGCCTCCACGCATGGCCAAGGGTGCCATAGCGGTCGGTGTTGAAGAGTTCGATCTGCATGGTGCGGATGCACCCCTGGGATCCCAGCCAACTAGGCATTGACGGTCAATGCGCAGAGACTGAGTACACCAGCAGCGTGGGGTCATACCACTGCTGGCGGGAGCTGTTGAGGAGCCGGTTGCAGCCGGCTCCGCTCCTGAACGATGCCTACTGTACGTCTCCTGAGACTTACTGGTTACCAGCCTCAGCCAATAAGCAGGGGCTGGCGCCCACCCCGCGAGAGGGCCCTGTACGCCCCCCAGGCGGCCGCCCATGCCTCCAGGCACTCATCCACCCCGAAGCACTGCGGGGTGGTCTTCCCGGGCCGTGCCCAGAGCGTTGCGGCCCCGTCGAAGGTGATGCCGTGTTGCGCCGCCATCCACAGGTACCCGCCGAGCTGCGGGCGGGTGTCGTAGGCGCCGGCATCCGCGCGCGCCTGGGTCTTCAGGTCGAACAGGATCCGCTCGCCGCCGGGCAGCTGGTAGGCGCCGTCGAACGTCCCCGCCACGCTGCCGTCGGTGGCGTAGAGCCCCATCTCGCTGGCGATGATCTCCACGCCATCCCAGAGCGGGTGGGTGAGCAGCGGCCACACCCAGTCGATCCACCGCCAGCACGGGCCCCAGTGGTCGGGGTGGAAGGCCGGGTCGGTGCAGGCCAGCTCCAGGGCGCGGTGCACGGTGTTGCCGCGGGGTTCCCACTGCTCACGCGTGGCCTCGATGGCCTTCATGGCGTAGGTGGACTTGCCGGCGGCGAGCACGCCGGTGACCGACACCGGGAAGGTGAAGGCTTCGCCTTCGTCGTACCGATCGATCAGGTGGTAGCGGTGTTCTGCGTCTCGGCAGAGGCCAGGAAGTCGCGGGAGCCAGTCGGTGGGGTGGCGGCGGAGCATGGGTGGCACTGGCTGGTGAGTGTGGGTTCTGTGGGCGATGTGTGGGCTGGGCAGCCCACAGTCAGATCCGTTGCCCTGGAAGGGATTAGAAAGAAATATATATATGTGTGGGTTTGTGGGTTCCCCTTCTCTTTTCGCCCTCTCTTTTTCCCCTTTTCAGGGGCCACGCGAACGCGCCCACGCTCGAAGCAGCCCACAAACCCACAAACGGCCATTTTTTGCCGAAACCCGCTGCGCCGGAAGGGAAGTGAATGTAGGCTCGCCAGCCCACAGAAGCCCACACAGCCCACATTCGCCCACGTATGTCGGCCAGTTGAGAGCCGATCGCAACACTCAGCACACCGCGCGCGAGGTCACGGGAGAACGCCGTTCGCCTGGTACCGGATGGAGCCACGCCGGCTCTGCTCAATCTCACCAGAACCCAGTTCCTGCAGTGCCTCCATCGCCTGGGTGATGGCCGCCGAGTCGATCTCCTTCCTCTGCTGACGGCTCATGGCCGACCAGATGTCGCGGGAGCTGACGAAGCCACCATGCGACTGCGCAATCCGATGGACGGTGCGCATCAGCTGAGTAGCGGGGCCCTGCTCGACGGAAGCGTGGAGGCTCATCGTCCAGCTGTTGACGTGATCGACGAGGGTGGCGGCGTTCCGGATGATCTGCTCCTCGATCAGTGGCGAGTGATCACCATCACCAGCGACCTGGTGGATGGTGTGGAGCAGGCCGGCGAGGCGTAGTGCTTTGCCGGGGGCCTTCCCCCACAGCGCGCCCTGGGCGGGGATAAGGGCGGCGAGGGCATCGGCCTGGCAGCGGGCCTCGTAGTCGAAGAACACCCGCCGGGCCTCGTCGGTGAGGGAAAGGGAGGCGCGGGGGAGCTTGTAGATCAGCTGGCAGATCTTGCTGAGGCGCAGGGCAGCATCGGCGGCGGCATCGCGTTCGCTGGTGGATTCAGTGGCTGCGATCGGCACGACCTTCTCGGGAAGGGGGATGAACATGAAGCGGGCCCAGAGGCCGGAGGCGTCACCATTGGCCACCAGGCGCTCGAGGATGGCCGGCTGGATGGTGCCCCAGACGGAGAGCTGGCAGCGTTCGTAGAAGCGTCCGCCGCCGGTGGCCGCCACGCGAAGGGAGTGAAAGCCGCTGCCGTCGTAGGCTTCGAGCAGCTGCTCCTCATCACCACCGCGGCCGGAGCGGTAGGCGTTGAGGGAGCCGAACATGCCGGCGAGTTCATCGCGGTGGAGGAGGAGTGAAAGGCCGCGCACCTCCTGGGCCTGCAGCTGTGAGGCGAGGGCCTCGGCGGTGGTGTCGCTGATGGACATGAACACCGCCCGGGGCGGGTCGGGGCGTTCGGATGGTTTGACGTTGCGGTTCTGCTCGGTCCAGTCCTGAAGGGCGCGGGTGTGGGCCTTGGCGAGCTCGCGGCGAATGGTGGTGGTGGGAGCGGTGACGAGGAGGCGGGAGACGGGGGACTTCTTGGCGCCGGAGCGGGCGACCAAGGCGGCGTAGAGGTTGGGCGGCACGCGGTAGTCGGCGGCTTCAGAGGCGACCACCTCGCTGCCGAGCTTCAGGGCGCTGGAGATAGTGACGAGGAAGGGCATGAGCGCCGACACATCGTCGGTGGGGAGGGCCTTGCAACGGCAGCGGAGGGCAGCGGCGATGGATGGCGGGAGGATGGCCTCCAGGGTGATGGCGGCGCCGACATCCTTCCAGTCGGCAGCGTCGCGGAGGCCACGGGTCTCGACGGCGATGGACTGGGCGGCCTCGTGCTCCTTGGCGATGGAGCGAAGGAGCCCGCCGAGGGCGGCGGGGTTCATGTCACTGGCCATGGCCAGCTCGATTTTCAAGACCTCGAGATCGGTTTCGGAAGCGCCGCCGGCGACGGCCGCGGCCAGCTGGCTGCGCACCTGGTGGATGGTGAGCAGCGGCGGGGTGGCGGGCTGTTCGGCCGGGGTGGCGGCGGGGTGGTGCCGGGGCGGTGCCGGGGTGGCGCTGGTGGTGCGCTCCTCCTGAGGGCGCCAGCCGTGCTGCCTGGCGTGATACCAGAGAGTGCTGGGTCGTATGGTGTGGGGTTCGCTCTGCAGGTACTCGGCGGCGTCGGTCACCGCGGGGCTGTGGGCCTGTAGCAGCTGGAGGGCGAGGGCATCGGACCCACCGGCTTCACGCACGGCGCCGAGGAGCCCCCAGGCGATGGCGCGAAAGGTCTCGCGCTGTCCGGTCTTAGGCAGGATGGGCGGGATGGCGGCGAGCGCCTCGCGCACCTGATCGAGGGGGCGGGGGCGATCCACCACCAGCGGCCGGGGGTCGCTGATGTCGATGCCCTGGCGCTGCAGTGGTGGGGTGGGGGTGGCCGGAAGCCAGCTGAGGACCTCCTCGAGGGTGTAGCGGCGGCCGGCGGCCGAGGTGATGACGGTCTCACCTTGGGGGGTGCCATCGGGACCGATGTAGCGGCCGCCGGGGAGGCGCATGACGCGGGGGAGGTCTTTGCACTTCGGGTCGGCGCCGGCGTGATCGACGAGTGCCGACTGCACCGGCTCCCACTGGTCGGGGGCGATGGGATCGGCGAGCACCCAGTAGAGGTGAGCGGACTTACCGCCGGTGAGGACGATGAAGGTCGGCTCGCCGTAGCCGAGGGCCTTCCAAGCGGTGAGCTGGTCGGTGATGGGGCGATCGTCCCATTCGCAGAAGAAGGCCCGGCAGACGGTGATCGAGGCCTTGGTGTCGCCGCCGTCGTTGACGACCATGTAGACGCCGCGGCCCTGGGCCTGCCAGAAGCCGAAGGCCTTGAGGTCGTAGGGTCCTTTGCGCGGGCCGATGGTGACCCGGTGGGGGTTTTCGGCGTGCGGGAAGGCACGGAAGCGGGCGGTGTCCGGGGTTTTGCCGAGCAGCGCCATGAAGCGTGTGACCTGCGCCTCGTCGAGGGGCAGGGATGGTGCAGGCATCAGAGGAGGGAGTGCTGCGTGGCGGTGGTCTGCTGGTGCTGGCGTGCCTGCTGTTCAGCGCGGCGGCGATCACAGACGGCGAGGTGGTTCAGGTAGGCGGTGCACTCGTGCTCCAGCTGCTGGTGGGCGGCGGCGGGATCGTCGCTGAACATGCGGATGAAGTCGAGGTCGACGATCTCCTGACCGTTGCTGTCGTGGTAGGGCAGGCGAAGGAAGGCGTGATGGAGCACCTCGGGGGTGAGCCATTCGCGGGAGGCTTCATCGAAGCGGCGGCGGATCCACTCGGGCCCGGTGAGGCGGCCCCAGCGTGTGAGGAAGGTGCTCACTGGGCTGTGGCGTCGTTGCGCTGCGCGCGGCGGATGGCGCGCTGGTTGATGCGTTGCTGGTGCTCCATGGCGTACTGGACGGCGTGGCGGATGGCCTCAGAGCGTGAGCAGACAGCACCGACGCGCTGGGCGTCCAGCCAGGCGATCTGCTGCTCGGTGAGGCGGCAGGGGATGGGGTTGCGGTGGAGCATGTGGGGTCGGATTGGTCAACACAAAGTAGACCATCCCTCTACGAAGTGCTATGGTCATGCACGTTCCCGATCTGTCTCCACTGTGAAACGCCTCCTGTTGTTCCTGCTGGCGCCGGCGGCGTTGGCGGCTGGTGTGCATCTGGGCCACCAGCTGCGTGTGGAGGGTCTGGATGCGCTGCGGCCTGCGCCGATCGTGACGCAGGCCGCGGCCGATGTTCACGCTGCCCTCTGCCAGTGATGACCACCATCCCTCCCTCTGCCGAGACGGACGACCTGCCGGTGCGGTGCACCGCCGAGACGCTGGCGCGGATCCTGCGGGACGTGATCAGCCGCCCGCACCGCCTGGTGCTGGACACCGACCCGCCCCAGCTGCGCACCGGCAGCGTGTGGGCGAGCTTCGGCGTGTGGCGGCTGCTGCTGTCGTGGGTGGATGGTGATCTCACCGTTCAGGAGGCGTGCTGCCCTGAGGCGTTGAAGCCCTGCAGCTGGTGGCGTGGGTGCGAGCGGGACGACTGGGGGAAGGGCCCGGCGGCGCAGATCGTCGAGCCGGTGGGCATGCTCACCGACCAGGAGCGCCAGCAGCTGCTGGAGACGATCGCCGCGGCCGATGTCGAGGAGCCGATCGCGGTGAGCGGCACGGTGTTCCCGCTGGTGGACCAGGTGCAGGACAAGCCGAAGGTCAGGCCAGGGCGGAGCAGGAAGTGCCTCGAGGGGGCGTGGAGCTGATGGCGTCCCGCACATTCCAGCCCCAGCTGCTGGAGACGATGGTCACCCGGGCGCTGACAAGCTGGGGGATCCCTGAGCGGCACATCGGGGACGAGTTCGGCGTCTCAGGCTCCTGCATCGGCAACATCCGCCGCGGCGCGAACCACAAGGGAGTGCGGCCTGATCTGCCCAGGTGGACGCGCAGCTGTGACCAGTGCCGGCACTTCCCCCAAGGCCACTGCACGCTTGATTTCCCTGACCCGGAAGACGTGGGGGTGATCCAGGCCGCCTGTGAATGCTCGGCGTTCGTGCGATGAAAGGCCGGAAGATCCCGAGCGGTTTCAGCTACTCGATCCGGTTGGATCCGGAGCTGATGGAGATTGCCCGCGAGCTGGGCAGCGGGTCGGCGGCGGCGGGGATCCGGCGGGCGCTGCGGTCATGCGCAAGGCGTGACGCGAAGCCGGTGCCGCTGTCGCAGCTGCTGCGGTCCGCGGCGTTCATGGCGTCGGACCTGGAGGATCAGGCGGCGGGGCGCTCCTGAGAATCGGTTGCAACACCCAGCACGGCGCCGCCGGGGGAGGATGACGGCCAGTGCCGACCACCCCATGAGGAGCCTTCTGCTTGCGGCTGCTGCCGCCACCATCACCACCTCTGCCTATGCGCAGGCCGACCGGTGCGCGCTGTTCCCCTCCCCCGCCGACCAGGCGCGCTGCCGGCTGGAGCTCACCCAGCAGCCACCGGCCGACCCGTACTGCCTGCCGATGACGACGGCGCAGCTGCGGGCGGTGCGGGCGGGGCAGCGGGTGCTGGTGCCCGGGGTGGGCGGCTGCTCGCAGGTGTGGAACTGATCTCGGCCCGCCTGGCCTGCATCCGGAGCCGGTTGGCCTCGCGCCCGGGTGGTGAGCGCTTCCAGCACCTCGAGCACAGCGGCGCGGTGCGTGTGGAGCGCACCAGGCGGCTGCACATGGCGCAGGGCTGTGGTGCTGCTGGATCAGGCAGGCCGGCCAGACGGGCCCGATAGCGGCGGGTGCGGGCGGCGCTGGTGGCCATCAGACGCCCGCCTCGATCAGGCCGGCGGTGATGCCGCCCAGGGCGGCGTGGGAGGCGCAGAGGGTGCGCTGCACCGAGCGGGGCAGGGCGTGCCAAGTGTCGGTGGCCTGCAGTGCCTCGATGGCGTTTAGCGCATCGGTGGCGTTGTCGTGGGCCTCCTCCATGTCGTTGCGCCAGGCGGCCGTGATCGTCGTGGTGTCCATGGGGTGTGTCCGTGAAGTGAGGTGCCGGGGTGACGCCCCCGGCGGGCGCCCTCAGGGGAGCCACTCCATCAGCTCGGCGTGGGCATCACCCATGCCGGCGTCGATCGAGTCGGCCACCAGCTGCATGTCTGCAGCCAGCGCCAGCCCCCGATCGATGGAGGCCCCGTACGCCACGAGTGCCGCCTCGGCCTCAGCAATGAGTGCCTCGGTGGCGTCCTCCTGGCGGAGGGAGCGGGTCTGGTCGGTCATGTCGATCTCCGGTGTGTGGTGAGTCCTGGCGGACTCAGTGGGGTGCCAGGGGATGGACCACCACCGGGATCGGGCCGACCGCCCGCGCCGGTTGCCCGGCTATGTCGAGGTCCTTGGGGTTGCTCCCCCTCCGTTCAGTGTGCGCCAGATCGTCACTAGATAGAGCGGGTGGCCGAGTGGTGCATCCGTACTGTTTTCGGCGGGATCGACTGCGCTGCAACGGGTTTGGCCGACGTGTGCCGGTGACGTTGTGGCACACATAAGCACGAAGTGGCACAGAACTGTCACAGCCAACCGGCACATTGCGCTCGAAAATGTGTGCCGCTATTACACCAAAACGGCGCAATCAGTACAGGTGCATTACTGCTGAAATACATTCCAGCGCAATGCTCCCGGGCGAAACAGTACGAGCGTACCTGTGGAGAAATCGTGTTTCCACAGGGGTGTGCCAGTTGCGCTTCACATTCAGTCGCAATCAGGCCTGAGCGGATGTACTACCGCTTAGATCCGCTGCGCTGCAGTCGATCCGGGTGATAAGTGGTGCGTCTGTATTACCACTCCCCCACCCTGACGCACCGGACCAGCCGCGCGCCCCGGCCGGCCAGCTCGAGGGCCGACAGGATCGCAGCCGCTGCCGTCACCGCCATGACCTGGTGGGTGCCGTTCGTCGTCACCACGTCCCACGGGCCCGCTGGCGTCGGCCAGGACGGGTGGCGCAGGCGCGTGGGCTGGCGGATGGTCATGAATGGGACGCGTGGTGGCATTTGCGGCACAGTGCTTCGAGCATGTGCAGATTTTCAAGCTCAGTGCCGCGCATCGGGTATTGCTTGTGGTGAACTTCCAGCGAATCGCAATGAGTGCCACATCCCTCGCAGCAGCCCTTTGCGCGTGCATGAACGGCACTTTTCACTTGCTCCCAGTAGTCCGATCGCAGAAATGCGTCGTAGGCCATTTGCCTTTCTTCAACTTCTTGCGCTCGGGTCCGCAGCAAATGGTCTACATCTTCGTCAGGATCGTCAAGATATGGAGAGTCGCTGGCGTGATCCCATAAGTGTTCTTCCCAGTTTCCGTCTCGATAGTCCTTGTAGGCCATGGCGTTCGTGTCGTGCCGATGAGAACGAATGCCGGATGGGCTCCGGCGGGCCGCGGCGTGCTCAGTCAACAAGCCGGGCGAAGATGGTTTTGTAAGGCAGCTCGATCTTGACCAAGCCCTCTTTTTTCATCTGTTCAACCACAGCATCATCAATCTGGTATTTCTCCGAAGCGCGATAGGGGATCCGCGGAGCAGAGAGCCACCAGCCGGAGCCGCGGTTGGCCAGATCCCAACCGTGCTTGAGCCGTTCAATGATTTCGGTCTTTTCCATGGTGTGAGGTGGGGGTGATGGTGCTGCCGGGGTAGGCCCCCGGCGGGCCGTAAGTCACTGCGGAAGTTCGTACCACAAAGACATGAGATAAGCGGCACCTGCTTCCTTGTGCTCATGCTTTGGCTCAAATGAACCCAGCACACATTTGAGATGCCTTGCAGCATTTGCACGATCAACATCCTCACGTGACACCGGAAGATGACCGCCGGAGAAGAACAGCTTGCTTACAAACCGGCACCAGGGATGATTGCCAGAATGAAACTCTTCGGGGATCTCATCCATTGGTGGCAGCAAGGTGCCGACAACAGTTGCAGGGAATGCTACTTGAACGTCACTGACCTGCTGCGGCTGCGCCCACCTGCTGGGAGCTGCTGTCGATTGAGTTGTTTTTTGGGGTTTGGCCATGGTTGTTGCGTTGTGAGAAAGACTGCCGGATTGGAGACGGCTCCGGCGGGCCGTGGTGGTCACCTCTTCAGCGCCCGCTGCAGGGACGACCGGCTGACGCCACACAGGCTGGCGGCAAGGCGCTGGGACCGCCGCTCGACTCGCACCAGGTGGATGGCGCGCTCCATGGGGTCGGTCGGCCGGGCAGGCGGTGCCATGTTGGCCGGGACCACCGCGGCGGCGGCCTGTGCCATCACCAGCAGCGCCGCAGGAGCCGGGGCGGGCTGGACCAGCTCGGTGGTGATCTCCTCAACGGTGGCGCGCCGAGTCACGGGCGCCGGCACCCACAGCCGCACCCACAGCCGGGCCAACTGCGCCGAAGTGCGATGCACCCAGCGGCCGGTGAACTCCCCGGCCAGGTACACGCCGACCGCAAACGCGATCAGCCCATGCCAGACGATCTGGCGGACTTCAGCCCAGTCGATC